ATGCTCGTATTGAATCTTTTAATAAATCACCTCGTAATCCACTAAAAAGACCTGAAGCCATCGCATTTTGCATTGTATTTGCTACAGAACGTGTCACGCCTTCAATTCCTTGTCTTTGTAAATTCTGGAGAGCCAGGAGTTGTACTTCGGACGTAACCCCAAACATCGGCAAATCACTAAGAATAGTTTCCGTTGTAGCCATGAAGGTGTTGATGGAGGTAGAAAAGCGTAAATCTTCAATAAAATAGGACGTAAAGTCAATCGCAGCGATAATACCCAAGATTTCTGCTGTTGATAAACCACCTTCTTCCAATTCTTCAATATCCGATTGAAATCCATCCAATGCGCTTTCAATATTGCTTTCATAACTATTAATTGCTTGGTCTATCGTTGCCATTAGAAGCTAAGATGTTTAATAAACGATTTTGAGTTGGTTCTGGCTTCTCTGATTCCACTTGCTGTTCTTCAAAACGAGCTAAGTCCTCTGGTGAGGCATCTGGGTTATGATATTGAAACCAGTCCATAGGTGTTGCTAAATTACGTGAGAAACGCCAATCCCATAGCGTAATTTCTGCTTCAGGTGTTAATGCGTAGTTTGGTTCGAGGAAGTCAACACTATATTCTGTTCCTACGTTGCGATTTGCCTCTACCTGAATAATACGACTATCTACTTCAAATCTTTTATGCTCCCAAGGTCTCCAAGTATCTTCTGTCATTGCAGAACGCTCGTCCATGTTTTCCATCTCTACAATACTAAGACTTGCAGCACTTGGTGCGTTTCCTGAGTCATCACGTGCGTATTTTGCACGTATATGATTGTTATTTAGTGTTGTCTCCACTAAGAATCGTGTAGAATCAATAATTTGATTTAAATTACCACCACTGGAAGTCACACCAAAGTTTGCCTGCTCTGGCAAATATAAAATCTTATCTGTTCCAATACTAATACGTGATGGATCATCCACACCACTAATGTATTTAATACCAAGGCAACCATATCGTATTGCTAGGTTTAACTCTAATAATGCAACATTTACCGCAAGATCGGTTTGAGCAACGTCCATTGCGTTACCTACATGATAATCACGCATTGGTGGATACCTGTGGCAAAAGGTAACTGGCAAGATTCCATACGGATTAATATCTGAATCATTAATGCTAATAACCTTACCTTCTTCATCCACTAAGAAATGTCTTCCTGGTATCCCATAACGCTCTTCTGTCCACACAGCATACACCGCTTGCTCTACACGTGCGTTGCCTTGATTTTCAATTGGATACATAACACCAAATGGCTTATCTCTGGAATCACCAGCTAAAAATAATGGAGTGAAATGGGAAAGGATTTCATATTCTACCTTTTGGTTTACTTCATTCCATTTACTTCGAAATGCCATATTACCTAATAAAAATGTAAGTCGCTCCAACATCCTGCGTTGCGCATTTAAACTATGTTTATCAATGAAGTCCATATACTCATCGCTTGTACGCATACGTGGTGGCCGTTTGTAAGTCATTGCACGTAAAGAACACACACGCCTCGTTAAGTTATTTTGAGGCGTTACGGCTTGGCGCAGTGTCTCTGCACCAAAATACTCACTCACATAATGATCGATATTAATGCCTTCATAGAAGTCCATTAAGTAATCACGTTCACGAGTACGCTCGTCTTCGATGTATTTTAACTGCTCTTGCAGTGCGCCTAATAGTGCGCCTTCTGATTGATCGGATATTGTTAGCATAGTCTACCTTTAAAAGAAATCGATGACACCAGCGTGTCTGTTTTTCATTGGAAATAAGTTGGTTAATAAAAATCTAAGCGCATCGCAGTGGTGGTCAAACTTACCATCTTTCTTAGGTTCATGGCGCAGTGTTTGATCTTCTCGATGCTCTGGATAGTGATAATTCTCGTAGGATTCAATACTTTTCTTGCATTTAGGATTAATAAAGAAATGTGGCTCACCATTCGCATCTTCAAACCATCTACGCACGTGCGATACTCCAGAAACTACATTTCTCGTCACTGCATCACGCTTTATGCTGACTCGTAAACCATGATTGGCAAATACCTGCAAATCACTAATTCCAGACTGCAAATTTGTGCCACTTCCTGCTGGATCACCCCATATGCCAGTATATTCATAACCTAATGAGTTTAGCTTCTGCGCAAACTCTTCTGTGCGTGTGTTTTGCAGGTTTACCTCATCTATTTGATGTATATCAGCAAAATTCTTCTCGCGGTTATGGATTTGAACGATTACTGCTGCGCTGTGGCGATAACCAAAATCTAGGCCAACATATACTGGTTTGGATGGATCGTATTTTACGTCTGCTCTGATTTGTGTATCTCTGTTTAATGGATATACTTTCCCACTATACGATTGAAATTCGCAGAGAATCTCCTGTAAATATGTCTCTTTTGTCAAGGTGCGCTTTAATTCTTCGTGGTCATCCTTGAAATATGGTGATAGTGTACTAGGAAATCTCCAGGACTCCCAATCTGGATGCTCTGGTTTGTTGCCAAAGTCGTAAAGTTTGTGCAGGTAGTTGAACCCACGCGGTGTGGAGCAGAATAATGCCCATCCTTGTCTATCTGATAGTGTTGGTCTTAAATACATTTCAAATACATTTCTAGATATAAGCGCGGCCTCATCAATAACTAGCCAGTCCACACCTTCTCCAATCAAAGATTCCTGATTCTCTGCTGACTTCACAGATAACTCAGAATTGAGTCCAGCTAACTTCATATAATATAAGTCACCTGAAATCTCTTTCTTGGATTCAAGCGGTAACTGCAATTGAGTCATTACCACTCGTTTCACCTCACGAGCAATCTTATTTGCCAGCGCATAGTTAGGACCTACGATCCAACCACGAGTATTCGGTGTTAGTAACCAAGGCAGTATCTCATGCGCTGCCATAAAACTTTTTCCAGAACGTCTACCCATTAAGCAGACACGAAATCTCGCTTTACTGTTATGAACTGCCAACTGCTGTGGAGTCGGGTCGTATCCCAAGATCCTCCAGAGCTTGTGCTTGTTCACTATTTGTTTTATCAACTGGGTTCTCCTCAAATCCACACTCTTGGAGTACGGATTGCAGGTTTGTAGTCATGTCAACGGCAGTCTTATCACTCATACCTAAATAGTTCTTCGCCATGAATATCTGCATTGCAATGGAGTTATTCTCCATCGCAGATGTCCACATCGCTCTGCGCAGTTTGAACTTCATGTCCTCACGACCTGCTTCATACTGCTCCTTAAACTCTCTACGTATATATGCTTCACTAACCTCGAAGTATTTGCCTATATCCATGTACTTACACCCAAATGATGCGAGCATTCTTACTTTATCTGGATCAACTTTCTTTTTCTTCATCGCTATTAGTCTTTTCGATGACATCACCGATTTTCTTTAATGTTCTGCGCCAGTATTCTTTAACGCTGGATTCTGTTATTTGCATCTCCACTGCAATATCCACAAAAGTGTGACCTAATGTGCGTTGCTTAAACACACGTAGCTCCTGCGGAGACATCAAATCATAAAACTTATGCGCAGCAAGTTGGAGATTACGCAGTTCTGGTTCAATCATACCACTTCGAAAAACTAACATGCGTAGGTGGTAGCGATCTGCGCGGTTGATAGCATGTAGCCATTTATCAGTATTTTCGTCTGTTAAGTTAGACCAAACTTCTTCCATATGTGAAATTAAGCATAGAGTGTTGACAAAAACGAAAAGAAAAAATTTAAGACGCGGTAAGTGGCGAAAATGAGGTTTTGCCTTGGTGCATCCGTTCCAATTATACATAATAGATGTTATGCGAAATTATTTACAACTATAAATGCAAATATTGTTACACTTAGTTTTTTTGGCACAAAAAAGAATTTAAAACATTGACGTTTTTATTAGTTCGTTTAATTTCTTTTTAATTTTGTTTGGTGTGATAAATTTTATTTCATTAAGTGTTGACACGCTTTAATTAATTAACTACATTTAACCGCGGAATGAGAGCCGCAAGAGAGTAATTAAAACAAATAAAGAGAGAGGTTAACTATGGATCGTTTAAGATCATTTTCAATAAAACTATTACCAGCAACCAATACAAAAGGCACGCGCATTAAAATAACTGACACGTTTTTTAATGGCCGTACTAATGATAAAATAACCGCCGTTGTTTTATCATATGATTATCAATATAACCATTTATTAGATCAAGCTATTGACCATTTAAAAAAAGTATGTGGTATAAATATAGTTTCATATTCATATAATACTAAAGATAATGTTTATACATTATTAACAAAAGACTTTAAAACTGAACTAAAAAAGAGAGGTAACAAATGATATTAACAAACACCAACAGCAAAATAAAAAAAACCGCTAAATTAAACAATGTACGTTTATTTGAATTTAATTTGCCCGCTGTCAGCACGTGTCCATTTGCGGACACGTGTAAAGAAATTTGCTACGCTGACAAAGGCACGTTTAAATATCCAGTAGTCCAGGCCAAATACCATAGTAATTACGAACTTACAAAAGATAAAGATCTTTTTATTAAAATAGTTCAAAGCGAGTTAATAAAAAAACGTATTGAATATGTTCGCATACATTCCAGCGGTGATTTTTATAACTTAAAATATCTTAAAGCATGGTTAGAAATTGCGCGCAGCAATCCAAATGTAATTTTTTATGGATATACCAAAAGCGTTCCATTGTTTAAAAAAGTAGATCTACCGCAAAATTTTATTTTTTGCTTCTCTACTGGCGGCAAAGCGGATCACTTAATAAAAGACACTGATAAAAAAGCCGTAATTTTTAACAGCTTAGAAGAGTTAAAAAAAGCGCGCTTCACTGATTGCAGCGTTAATGATATGAAAATGATAACTACGAATAAAGTTGGTTTAGTATTACATTAAAAATAAAAAGAGAGGTAACAAATGACTAAAGAAAAAAAACACATATTAAATTTAATGATTTTATCAGATGATTTTAATTTATTAAAAGATAAAAAAGAGACTTTAAAAGAATATGACCAAAAAAAACAAGAAGCCTTTAAAAGTTTAGCAAGTTTAATAATATCTTTAAATTTAAATACTAAATAAAAAGAGAGGTAACAAATGACTAAAGAGAAGCAATATAATAAAGTAATACAAGACACTAATAAATTTTTAAATAAAAAAAAGTGGTTGAATTTTGATGTTTTTTGTATTGTTTATGGTGTTTTGTATTCCGTTTTTGAAATGGTGTATTTTCTAGCGCCTAATAAAAAGGAAGCTAGAAGATCCATTGTTGCGGCTTTAAAAAATTATGAGTCTGAAAATGAATAAACTATTTGAATTAATGGACCTATTTTTTATTTTATGGATCTTTATAATTTTGGCGCGTTTATGTATGAAATTTTAATATACTTCATAATAGCGCTAATATTCGTGTATTCAATAGATAATTAAAGCACTATAAAACAACATAAAAAGAGCCGTAGAAATACGGCTTTTTTTTTGGTCTAACATGAACCAAGCAAAACAATTTTACGAGCTTTAAAGCATAAATTTAAAGCTTTTAAACTATAATCAATTCGAAGTATTAAACGGCGTTTAAATACTATCACATTTTAAAACATTGACTAATAATTTAAAATAATTACATACTTGTTTACATCTCATAACTTTATTTTTTTAATCCTATTATACATAATATAAATTATATGAAATTTTTATTTCGATTTATTTTTTGCTTATTTTTTGCGCATTTTTACGCGCTTTTTGGCATTATTTGGTGCTTATTATATTATATGCTTAGGGTTATTATATTATACTGGCGTGGTTATTTTTTTTCTTCAGCATTCTGTTCCGCCACGCCAATTTGTCACGACTCAACATTCCAATCCAGCACCGATCTAAATTGCAAACTCGTGTGTCTTCATACCACTCAATCACCATGCCACAGCGCAGTCCATCACTAGCCATAAATGCCCATTCGCAGGATTTATCCTTTTTCTCCGATAATGGACATTTTTCAGCGTAAATCACTAGCGTGTCTAGGATGGAGAATATGGAGAAAATGGAGAATATCTCTCTCTCTTATATATACAAGCACGTTTTTTTTTCTCCTCGCAAAACACCAAGGAGAATATCATATTCTCCATATTCTCCATATTCTCCTTCTCCACACCACGACTATTCCTGAAATCCATCCAATTCACTCTCAAGTTTTCTATAGTTTCCATGAGAAACCTTCATAATTAAACCTTGATTTTCCATTCTTTCTAGCCAATTATATACTGCTTTATTACTGTTGAGTCCAGCCACCGCTTCCAGCGCAGAAGCAAAAGCATTGCTACTAAAATTATGACCATCTGTCACAACTGCTTTCAATACTTTTTCTTCTATGGACTCCACTGGATCGGTATACCAAAACATCTCATTCTTTGGAAGTGGCTTCAAATATTCAAAGTGTAGAAAGCCATCTGGATCATTCACCATTTTAATCCCAACTGGCACACCATGAAGATCGTTGTGACTGCGCACCTTCGTGATCTTCATTACCTTTAATCCAGGCATTCGATTACTGCTCGCCAACTGCACAATCCCATCCAGATGATTTGTATATGCACTACCACCTAACATATGACTTACATCCAAAGGACTCGCCTCACCAAGCTTCTTATGATGACTCACCACCACAATGGCCACATTATGCTTGTTCTTCAAATTCACCATCTTACGTAGCAAATGCATCACATCTTCATTTTTACTTACATTCTTATTGGTACTGGTATATAGATTGTCTACCACCAGCACATCACGTGGTTCAAAGGTCAGGTTACTATCTATCTGATCCCATTTATCCGTAAATACATCAATCTGCCCACTACTTAAAATACTGCAATTCTCCTCAAATAAATGAGCTTCCTTTGGATACTGATCTAAAACATAACCTGCGGTGCGTTCCAACAGCACACGGAATCCTTCATCTTTCAATTCAAACTGCACGTGCATAACCTTACGTGGCTTTGGAATACGAAAGTTTAGAAACGGCACTCCCATCGCAAGACACGCCGACAACTGCATACTCATCACCGACTTCCCCACATTCGTACCACCTGCCAATCCCATCAGGTCCTTCTCAAAAAACATACTTTCAATGATCGGCTCTGGCATCTTAGTAAACGTCTGCGCAAATTGACTAGGACTAAACCTGCGCATCCCACCTAAATCTTCAGGCTTATCCCCAAAGCGAACACACGATCCAATCAATTCATCCATCGTATGTCCATCGTGAAACCAATCCGTAAGATCGTAGCGTTCCGCCTTATCTTTCCACTGCATAAGATACAATTCAACACCAGTGCCAAAAAGCCGTTTCGCTAGTTTTTTTGCGCCTTCCTCGCCTTTTTCATCGTTATCATACACAATGTATACCTTATTATATTGAGATGGCAAGGTTACTTCAGCAGGCAGCGCACCTGCACCAGACGTGAAAGTCAGCGCAGGTACGCCATTGCAGTAAGCGGTGATGACATCTTTCTCACCTTCGCAGATGAGTAGGTATTCATTGGAGAGATGCGGAGTCTCAAACACCTTACACTTTGCATCACCGAACTGCGCTCCTTTATGATACTTTACATGATTATCTGTAATCTGAAATACGAGTTGAGCTTTCTTTTTCTCATCTCTGCGTACACCAACTGGCATATAGATACATTGTTTATTCCAGGGAAGGTCTAATTCCTGGATCACCAAATCCCAATGCGCAATAAACAGTGAACGCGCCTCTGCGTAGCCACTCTTTTCTACTTCTTTACTGGCAACTTTTGGTGTGGTATTCTTTAAATTATATTCTATCTTGGCGGTTTTATCGGATTCTCCAACAAAATCCCAATGTCCTAAACACTTATGACAATACGCATAATCCGCATTAATCTGCACTGTGCCTTGGATGCGACTTGCTTTATCATCGCACTTTGGGCAGTATGCTCGTGTTCCGTTATTGGTTATTTTGGAGAATACGTCACTAGGCAACATTAGAGTTTGCTACGCAAAGAATACAGCGCACAACAATGCCTGAATACCTGCGCACCAATATCGAGCTTTTCACGACTAATGACATGCTTATGAAACTTTCCATCTTCCTTACCAAACCTCATAATAACACCATAAGCGATCTTTGCTTTTGGCTGCGCAGCTTCAAACATCATCGCATATGCTCCTAACTGCACTATCATTTCTGGATATGGTCCACCTTTCGAGGTCTTCCAATCCACTAATACAAGATCATCATCAATCTTACCAATACAATCGACTGTTCCACCGACACGTAATTCCTCGTTTACTAAGGCAAATTCATTTTTTAATGCTTTAAAATTGGCTTTATCGTACCAATTCCTAAATCCTATAAATGCTTTTAGTGCCTGCTCTTCCTGGTTTGGTGTGTAATCTCGTGTATCGACATCAAACCCATCCAAATAACCTTGAATCATTAAATGGCATAATGTACCAATATGTCCTGCCTCACGCATTACTTCATCCGCATCATCGCCTTGCGCTGTGATTCTTTTTGCCCACGCTATCAATGTATTCTTATTCCATCCAAGCTGATTATTAATTACTGTAGTTACACTGGCAGCGCGTTTGCCGTCCTTTAATACATAGTTTTGACCATGTAGTTTTGTTCTACTCATATTCTCTCCTTATGGTTCTTCTTAGTTCATCGATAATTAAAAAGCCAATTGCAAGTGCGAGCATCCAAAAGAATACTCCTAAACCTAACACTAGCACATTCGCAATCCATTCTGCTATATCGAACATTATCATTTTAGACTCCTATTATTAAATTTTACCCACTTGGCTAAAATAGCCGTGATTTTATTTTCTCTTTTCATTTGAAATTAATCAGTGGGTAAATTCTTTCTGCAACTGCTAAATATTACTTTACGTTGTTCCTTTCTCTGAAAATTTATTTATTGTGAGATGGCAATCAATACCACAACTAATTTGTGGGTCTTTTTGCATATTACCAGCGTTAGGATCAAGTTCATCTAAGTACATCCTTTCATTTTCTAACTCACCTGAACGATGCTTTAAGATGGTCACATTGATTTCTCGTTCTAATTTTGCCATTTTTGTAAAAACATCAGGAAAATCAATTCTTATTCTGTTCCAATAACCAATACCACCTTTCACACAGCCTACACAATTATTGTGCGAATAACCTAACGTATACATTAATGGCATTTTAATACCTTCTTGCCATATAATTCCTAAACAATCATCCTTGGTAACTTGCTGATCGATTAAAGGAAACTCACATTTCATATCTATGTTTTTTTCAACTAGACTTGCTGCACGTTTTTTTTCTTCTAATGTGTAACCAAAAATATTAATTGAATTACAGTAATTTGCTTCAACTCTCATTTTCATTTTTAATTCATGGGTACAATAAGCAAATCCATATTGATTTGTAATAAACTTTTTCTTTTTTACTACATCAAAATGATCTTCATAATCATCATTTTTGATTATATCAATTTTTCGATCATACCACGTTTCACATTCTTTTAAAAAAGTTATGTTTGTTTTATGCTCACTTCCTGTATCACAATAAACTAAATCCACATCCGATCCATATTTTTCAATAGCAAGTTTCCCAGCTACGGCCGAAGCAGCACCACATGAAAACCACACAACAGCTTTAGCTTTTTTTGATTGAGACATTACCTTTGACTCCTATTGTTTATTAGTAAACCAATTCTTTCTGCAACTGCCTGCACAACATCTACTGTAACTGCATTACCGCATTGCTTATATCTTTGTGTATCGCTCATATCAACTACTTTGCCATCTATGATACCTTTACTTGTCCAATCATCTGGAAATCCTTGCAATCTTTCACATTCTTTTGGTGTGAGTCGTCTAATACTATTATTAAACTTCACCCCATGTTGATCTTGCTGGGTTAATGTAAACATATCCTCACCATTTTCTTTAAATCTTCTACCATTTTGTTGTTTTTTTGCACGATTTGGCGTTAATACTGGTTGAATTGTATGCTGGTGTTGTATTGTTTCTAAACTCTGTGCATATCCTTTTGTAACTCTTCCACGCCTTGTTTTACTTGTAGGTCTTTCTAAATTAATTGCATCACCTACCTCTGCTTCTGCGTAGCCTTTCTTCGTGGCTTCTGGAATCTGATAATATCCACTTTCATTTGTGTCCAATGTTTTACTGATACCATCTGCTGAGTACACACGCCTAGAAGATTCAAACTCTACTTCTTTTTCATATATATCTGTCACTTCTTTGTCAAAAGTATCGTCAAAGCCTAGTAGTTTTTTTAATAAAAGCCAGTGATCAGGACTAGGTATGGCTCGTGATTTATCGCTACGAAAATAGTGTTCTACCTGCGTTTTTGGTAAATCAAGGCTTTCTGCAATTTCACGAATTGTTTTGCCATTCTTATTTGCTTTTAAATACTCATTTATTTCTTTTGGTGTATCATAGCTGCGCTTTTTAGCAGTGATTTTTAACTCTCCAATTTTAATCAAATCCATATCACTATGATTGCCACCACTATTACCTCCACCACATAGAGTAGCTGCAAAGTTTTGATTATTCTTCTTATTACCTTTTTTATCTATAATCATTACTTGTTTCGCTTGTTTATAATCTGTGGCAGTGAGTGTAGATGAAATACCTTCTGAACTATGTATTTTAGACCTTTCTCCACCGCTTTTTGTGTTTCCTACTATTTTTATTTTTTCTGATTCTCGAAGCAAGGAACGTCTCCGCCTATCTTGAGAGTTGAGCATACCTTGTTTATATCCTGTGGTTGCCTTTCTCGAAAATCGCTTTTCATTATTCCTTTTACCATCTTCTCCGATAGGAAATACTTTTGATCCACTTCCGTCTCCAATATATCCGACAATGTATATCCGCTCTCTATTTTGGGGTAGCCACCAGCGAGTATTAAGTAATTCGAACTCAATGGTATACCCAAGGTTATCAAGAACTCGGTAGATTGTAGCAAATGTTCGTCCATTGTCGTGAGAAAGTAGGCCTTTAACATTTTCGAGTACAAAACAAGAGATTGGCTTTCCAACATCTCTGTAATGTCGCAGAATCCTTGCGATTTCAAAAAATAAAGTACCTCTGGTGTCATCGAAGCCTTTTCGTTTTCCAGCCAAACTAAATGCTTGGCACGGAAATCCTCCACAAAGGATGTCAATGTAATTTGGTAAATCTCTTCCTGGTTGAATAGTTGTAATGTCACCTAGCTCCTCCGCTTCTTTAAATCTATGTTTATACACTGCGCTTGCGTACTTATCTATTTCACTAAAACCTACCCAGTCAAATTTGTAACCTGCCTGCGCAAATCCTTTATGGAATCCACCAATTCCACTAAATAAATCAAGCATACGAACACCTGACATGGCTGTGTCAACCAAAGCCAACTTAGGATTCATCCTCTTGTTCCACATTTTTGTCAGGTGTACATCTTTCACAAATCTTTCTTTTCTTCTTATACGATGGAAAATTATCATAATATTCAATACGATGATGCCATTTTGTTTTTGTCACTTCCCAACATGTCTTGCAACTAGTACAAAAGTAAATATACTTATCTGCAAGAGTAGCATCTAAATTCTTTTTCGTGTTACTTACGACCTCATTTTCAATCGAACTTAGCTTGATAAAGTAATCATCCATTGCAATCCGCCTTTACCTGCATTGTTATATCACGTTCTTGATTATTTACATACTTTGCTGCAAAGAATACACTACTATTCTTGCGTTTTTTCATATGTGCTTTCATATCCTCAATAAACTCCGCATAATTACTTCCCCAGATAATATCATCTGTCCACTCACCATTTTCATCATCATAATCAATACTACCTGCATATTTTATTTTTAAGTCACTCATTAGCTAAAATCAGGAAACTGCTCATATGAATAGAACCATTTCCTGCCCTTTGTTTGATTATTCTTACCTGTTGTTAATGCTAAACTAATT